CTAAGAGCCGCTTGGTGTGAGGCGTTATCAAATTCGACTTCTTCCTCCATCTCCGCAGGCGTTATCTCATTGGTTTTCATGTTCTGCCATGCGATCGTAACACCGTTAGAATCTCTGAGAGGAACCGATAATCCTTCACTTATCTGAGTTCTTAAAATAGGTAAAACACTGTCCTCAAGGTACGTGGCTGCATCTTGGGGGTTTTCAGCGCCAAGGGCCATTACGCGGTCAAATATAGCGGTATCAGCACCTATTAGCTCCATTCTTGCTCGCATATCCATACCAATCCTTCCGCTATCCTGTACATTGCCGCTCTTAAACAAGTTTGTAAGCGCGGGTGTATCAAGATAAATAGAATTAATTATCTCTTGCTTCTTGCCTGCATCCATAGGAGGGTTATTAGCAGCGTCAATCTGCTGCTGTGCCCGCTCCTGTTGAAGACCTTGTGTTTTTAAGGTGCTTTCGTCCATAGTCGCTTGGCGTTGTTGCTTAGAGGCAATTAGCTCATCTTCTCTAGCCTGATCGTTAAGGCGAGTTAATGGGGAAGAAAAGTCTCTTTGCTTTACGCTTAATGGGATTCTTGCGTCTGGTCTTGGCATCTCTGTTCCCTAGTAATTCTGGTTAGCTATTTTGTCAGCGTCGGATTCTTTCTTAGGTGCGAACACTTGAGGCAATATGATCTTGTTCAAATCTGACAAAGCGCCCGTTACCGCGTCAGTCGAGCCAACTATTCCAGCCGCTTCAGCATCGCCCCTGCCGATTAGCGTATCAGCGGCATTAGCTGCTTGCCGATTGAGTATATTCGACTTATTAACGCCCAGATTAGCCTCATTGCCTGCTATTTGAGTTGTAGTATTGGTATTCAGGTTAGCAAGGTCAGCAGCGCCGCGTGAAGCGATGTTAGCAATATTAGAGCCTTCGTTAAGCCCTGCTTGGACAAACTGTTGTGCGCCCCTGTCTACAGCGTTAGCAATTGACCCGCCCCTATCTTGTTCTATTTGAGCAAGCTGATTACCAGCGCCTTGAGCATTCGCAGCTAAGTCACCACCGCGCTTAGTCACAAGGTTAGCCAAGTCTCTAGCCGCCGATTGCTCATTGTTTGCCTGATTGACTCCAGAGCGTTCAACGAGGTCGGATAGTGACATTCCAATGTTCTGTTCAATGCCTGAGATTGAATTCGCTGTGTTCTGCTCTGCATTAGCGACTTGTGAGGCTGCGCTTACACCTAGATTGGCAATATTGAGCCTTTGGGTGATGGATGAGTCTAAAAGCTGATTACCGACCGCTAAGAGCTGATTACGAAGCTCTAATGAAGTCCCGCCGCTTTCAAACTTGCCTGTAGCCGCCCTACCTGCCGTAAGCCTGCTTTCTGCTTGTTGGGCTATTTCATCAAAGAACGGGTTATCAAGAATGAATTGCTTTTGGGCTTCAGGGTCATTAGCTAAGGCGCTCGCGTTCTCAATGGATAGCTGTCCAGCGTCAATAAAGGGCTGAAAGTCGCTTCTAATCGCAGATAATCCACGCTCTTGAGCCGCTATAGCTCCTGCTCTAGCAAAGTCTAGCTTCTGCTCTGCCGAGTTAGCTGAGGATTGTAAAATGCTGTTAACAAGATCACGGCCTGTCTTAATGTTTCCAGAGGCTTCACCAAAGGACTCATTGATGAAATTGGCCGCATTCTCTCTAGCTGCGTTGATAAATCCACTTGCTGCTATTGCAGATGAGTTAATCGCTTCTTCTTCAAGGTTATAGGCTAATACAAGCTCATCACGCGCTCTCTGAGAGGATGATCTAATATTATCAGCCGCGACATTAGCGCCTTGACGTATAAGCCCCTCAGAGCGATCTGCGCCTTCCCTAAGCGTCTTATTAGCCCTCTCGGTCTGATCCTCTAGGATTGTTTGAGAGAGTCCCGCGTTCTTCTCGAAGACAGCTAAAGCCCTATCTGCTGCTGCCGCCTGAGTGTCAGCCGCATCTCTAGCGCCTCTATCTCCGAATAGGCCGCCGAAGATGGAGCCTGCCACGCCTATGGCTGCTGCTACTGGGTTTGCCATTTGATTAACTCCATTATTCGCATATTATCTCTATGCTGCTGAACTTGGTTCATATTTCTATCCAATTAGTTCCATCGCTCATTACAGTGACAGAATCCATTGTAGCGACCGTTTTGTTAACCACGCCGTCTATTGTTCCCGCTAAAGTCACGTTCCCGCCGCTGGAGTTCTTTAAAACCCGGATATTGCCCTCAGGCTCATCTCTTAATGTAACCGTTACTCCTGAGGTGGTCGCATTCACTACGTAGTCGGTCGCAGAAAAAGTGTAATTAACGCCTGTCTCAGTATACGACTTAACGCTAGTTTTTAGTAAATACTCAACATTAACGAACAGTATCCTTAATGCCTCTTTTTGCTGCTCCAGATAAGACGAAATAGACGCGTCTCTCTTCATTTGGATAGGAACTAATACGGGTGGCGGCTGCATTTTTCTCATATGCCCATCTCAACTTCTATGCCAGCCGAGTACCAGCTTGAGTAAACGGGGTCTGTAGACACCAGCTTAAACACCCAGTTATCAAACGACTCGCCGATATCAAAGTCTATCGTGGTCAATACGCCCATCTTACCCACATCACCCCATATTTCGTTACCAAAGTTCTCACCGTCTTGGGAGTAACTGAGCGAAATCTGAGGGTCAGAGCCTTGTCCAGCCAAAATGCCCGTTCCTGTCTTGCCAATAATCCGCATGTAGGCAATCTCTAACTCTTTGCCAGGTTTTCCAAACAACCCGCCGTGAATAGGCGATAAAACCCTTTCTCTGCGAATAGTTGCGCCGTTGTCAGTGTAGGTGTCACCGTCTAATTCAAGTATATTGCCTGTTTCATCAGCGATAAAATGTCTGCCATAGGCGAAAGCGTATCCATCCCCGTTATAACGATCGCCTGTAGTGCCTGAAGATAGCTCAAACCACTGGCCGCCTTTAGGAAAGATGTACGTCTTGTTGCCTATGGGTAATTTAAGGACATAAAACCACTGACCATCAACTTCCATAGCCCATCCAATTGCATCACCTCTAGTCGGCAACGCCGCTATATCGCGCACAATCTCTCTAGGCAATAACGGAGTCGGCACGCCGCCTAGCAGATAATAGACTTGGTTATCAGCGCCAAAGAAGTAAACACCCTTGTCATCAGAGGCAACCGAGTGAACAGCGCCTAGACCGATGTTAATCATCCCGCCCTCAACTCGATCAAAAGGAGGATTTCCCGTACCGGAGTTCCACCATTGCTCAATCGCCTCACTACCGAACATATAAACAATATTGCCGTAAGCATAAGGTCTTAATAGAATATCTGCCTTAGACTCCGCTGTAGCGTAATTGAGAGCGTTTATTGTAAGAGGTAGCCCAACATCAGATACGCCGAAACGTCCTCCAGCGCCGTTGTAGAGCGCCTGAGAGTTCAATACAGTAACAGTATCGGGGGATTCAAAGTCTGTGTCGGTTCCTACAGTGAAAGTTGTTCCATCCCACGTATAAGCAACGCCATCAGCGGTAATAATGACCGTAGAGGAAAGTCCGTCAAATACGGCTTGTGAGTCGCCTGCCACTGTGCCGATAGTTGTTTTGATGCCCGAACTATTGACCGAGAACAAAGTAGTGCCAGAGAGTTTATAAAGTATGTCTTGGTGGGCGAATATGCCCCGATTAAGCCCCTCACCGGTAGCAAAAGGCTTTAGACCATAAAAAGACTCTAAAGTGTAGGGGGAGCGAGCGTTCTTAGCATCTTGAATCTGAGGCCAGAAATTAACGGTTCGCTGTGCGGTTAGACTTAAATCCTTTGCTTTGAAAGTCCCTCCCGCAAGAATGACAGGGAGATAAGCCACTAAAAGTTCTCCGGCTCACTCAAGGATTCGTAATCAGGTGTAGCGAAGTCTTTTATCTTTGTGTAAGCCACTGACCGCTTTGAGATGATTCTCGCAGCCCTTACGTCAGAACACCCTATATCCGACATAGCATTAAACGCCATTAAAACAGACACATGCGGGGAGGCGGCATCAGGGATAGGAGTATTGGCAGCAGATGACCAGATAGTAAGGCGCATGTTTTTAAGGTCGGCATACACCTCAAGATAGGCTTGATCTAAACGGTCTTTAATGTCGTTATTGATTGCCTGCCCGAGCCGGTGCTTGCCTAAAAGGCCCGCCGCCGTGTTCCTAACTGTCGCCATCGTTGCCATGTTCTACTCTTTGTTGGGTTTGACTGCCTTCTTGACTGTTTTCTTAACCGCTTTCTTGACCACGGGCTTCTGCTCGGCCTTCAGCTTAAAGCATCGATGGTTTTCTAATTTCTGTAATACTTCAGGGTCTATCACTTCTACATATTCTTGGTTAAGGCGAAACCGCACCTTGCCCATAAATTTGATTGAAGCAGGGGGATTGTCACCACTGCCAATATATTGATACTTAGCCATTACATAGTCCTCAGTGTTTGAGTTAAATTGCCGAATTCTTGACCGCCATCAACAGCGCGGCCTACTTGTGACAATTTCGTGTAAACCTGAATAGCCGCGTCATGCTGCGCTTGCTTTATCTCCAGTGCTTTCAGTTGGTCACTACACTCCTGCTTCTTCACTTCGTGCCTTTCGACCATGTTCAGGAAATCGCCCTCAGAGAACGGGTGCTTCGGCTCTGGCGCATTGCCCGTAACCCCTTCCATGTAAGAAGGCTCGCCCAGTGGACAGCCCGCAGGAAGTGTTACCTGAATACCTTTAGCGGTACAAAACCCCAGCCACCGCTGCATAATAGGCTGTTCATAGAAGTATTCTTGGTTATCAACCCCCATGTCACAGCCCCAATACCCTATCTCGTCAATGTCAGGGCGTGAGTACAGCGCGTAAGCAGTCATGTAAGCAGGGGTAGACGTTAAATAGTCACCGCCCATCAATTCTCTCGCCTTAGCGAAGTCGAAAACCTCAATAAACTCGTTATCGACGGGATATTCTTCACCCACTACCATAGGGAACTTGAGAGTGGTCAGCCATTCGGCGTACCCGTCAACCCGATTAGAGAAGTCATTGTGAATCTCGAAAATCAGGTCTATGCGCTTGTGGTCGTACTGTTGCACCTGATTGCCTAATACCCATATCTCCCAATCGTGGTCGTCAAAAGGCGCTTTCTCCCATGACTCCGCGCCACCTACAATAGCGATCTTCCTCTTAGTCTTTACTACCGACAATGGATTAGATGATGTTTGCAAGTGGAATCCTTTTAAGGTCTGTGAGGTCGGTGTTTTGTAGTTTCACCGCTTCACTGTTGGGTAGATTATGACGGTTTGTGTATACAAGCGCGTCGTCGTGTCCTAATAGCTGATCGCATTGGTTGCAGTAAGGGAACTTCTCGAACTTGCCCTTCTCATGCGCCTTGCGTAGCTTATTGTACTTCTTGCCATGAAGAACCTCCATAACAGGTGTAGTGAAAGCATTGCCCAGCTTCATCGTGTTATTAAAATCGTAGCAGCAGGGAATAACCGTTCCATCCCACTGTATATGAAGGCTTCCATTCTTCGGCCTTCCGCAAGAGGTTTTAGCCCCCTGTCTTCCCCGATAATGTCTGCCGTCGCCAAAATTGTGCGGCTTCCACACCTCTACCGAGTCCACTCTATGCTCCCAGAAATCTAGGAACTCGCTGTAATGCTCATTACCCAAAAACTGTAGGTAAGAAATCATCACCTTCGTATCTCCCCGAACATCGAGGAATTCTAAAATACCCTTCTTAGACCTGTTAAAGTCCAACTTCTGCATAATCTCGTTATAAGATTCGGGACTCATGCCATAAAAACTAATACGAAGCTCATCAAGCCCCGCATCGGCAATCGCCTGTCCCCTCTTGTGAAGGAGTGAGGCGTTCGTTATGACATAAGTCCTTAATCCCTTGGACTTCGCGTAAGCAATCTTTTTCTCTAGATTCTTATCTAAAAAAGGCTCCCCAAATCCCGTTAAGGTGACTTGGGTGCAGCCTAGTTCAGATACTTCGTCTATAGACCTTTCATACTTCGTTTGGTCCATTATCCCGTGTGGTCGGGTATGAAGGTCACGAGGACACATAACGCACTCTGCGTTACATTGATCTGTCACCTCATACCTAACCTCGGAATGTTGCAGCATCAATCTAACGTGTAATACAAATCAGCTACTACAGTGCCGCCAACATCTAGGGCAACGCCTGTTACGCTGAGATACACGTCTAGTTCTCCACCTGGGTCTTCAGTCACTCCGCTAACATAATCCCAAGCCGGTGTGCCGATATTATTGATAGTCTTGATCATCTTGACACCCGCCGAAGCAGTGCCACCGTCAAGACCGTCGTTAATAGCGTCAGGGTCAGAAGTTACGTTTGAGTCAACAGAAGCCAAACCAATATCTAGGTCAGGTGAAGCCGTTGACAAGTCATCCCAATAAAGCTCAGAAGAGCCTGTAAGTCGGGCATTAGAGGGAATGCGAGCAAGTTTAAATGTTTGCCCTACAGTAGCACCCGCAGCAATTTCGATAAGAGCGGAGACACTTTTTACAGTGCCGGAGTCACCCTTACCAAGAGTTGCTGTATTCGACCGTTGGACTGTTGCCGTTCCGTTATAAGTTAAATCCGTCATTTTTTAGCTCCTTAGCAAAGTCAATGCGGTTGAATTGGTTAATGCAGCGGCTGGTGATGCTGTTACGGCTGATACAGCGGCAATACCAGCAAATGAAGCACTGGTTGTCCCTGCGGCAGTCAAAACAGCATTCACGGCAGCTTTATTAGCCGCCATCACTGCAATATTTGTGGCATGGTCTGTCTGAATCTCGTTAACAAGGTCGGTAGCGTTCGCCAGCCATGTCCAAAGAGATTTTTGATCCATACCGGAGACTGTTAAGTCTCCCACTAATGGTCTGTTAGAAGCCATGTTGCCTCCTAAGAATCAACTACGGCAGAGTGGAAAGAAGTGATCATTCCATGCTGCTTATTGTTATAGAAAGTCTTCTTAATATCGTGCTTCATAGCAACACCCACACCATTTAAGAAATCGTAGTCGTCTTCTTTGCGGCGTTTGAATTCCGCATTCCGACCCATCACAAAAGCAATCGCTTGAGCGCCACACATCGCACCAAAGCCAACACGCGAACTACCGTTACCCGCGTTATTAAGGCCATCAGCCGTTGCATTCGCACCCCAAACACCGCTGTACACGCTGTCAGGATCACCACCATCAATGAACAAGTCCATATCAGGTACTTCTTTAATGATTACGCCGTCATAAACGAGGTCGCCATCAGCGAAGATAGGGTTATCCATTACAACGCGAGGTCGCGCTTCGCGGTTAGCTTGCATGATAGTTGAATCAGCTTTCAAATCACGAAAACCGAATGAACCAACGAAGAAGACAAACCAAGCAGTCTGATTTTTCCGAATCTGATAAGGACGAATAAGAGGCTTGGCCGTCTTACACATTCTCTTCAGTAGGGAAACCATGCCCGCAGTTAGCTTATCGTTAGTAGTGTCGATAGTCGCTAGTGACGCTGTGTGGTCGCCTGAAGTGTTGTTTGACTTAGCCGCACCGTACAAAACTCGGTCTTGGTTAGCCGCATTCCACGCGTCGAAGTTAGCCGCAGTAGCACCAATTGCACCAAATGCGCCTTTAGTACCACCGTAGTTAGCGTAAGTAGAACCTGCCTGAATAGCACCCAAACCTTGAATTATCTGGTCGCGCTTCAGTTCCATTGACCAGTTCATCAAAGCGGGACGCGCTTCGTTAAATAAGTCAAATTCAGCGAGTTCATTCTCTTCGTTATCCACTAAAACGCCTTGACGATAATAAGTCGGCTGGCATGTTTGCGCATAGTTGGAGAGAGCTTGCTCGCTACCGGATAGTTGACTAGAGCCTTCAACACCACCGCCGCCAATCTTGGCGATTAGAGGGATGGAAATCTTCTTCAGGTTCTTGTTAGTTTGGATGATAGAGTTTTGATCGTTTCCGATGTAGGCTCCAAACACCCCTTCACGCACGTATTCACGGCGTACTTCTTTTTGAAAACGGGTTACTTTATTGCCCGCACTTATAGTACTTGATGTCATAATTGCCTCGAAGGCTAGTCATCAAAAACGTCGATTACATCCTTAGACTTATCATCTACTTCAACGTCGTTCTTTAGACTAGCGGCTGCATTGGTTAAGTTAGGCAGCTCAGTCGGGTCGATTTTTAGCCTAGCAAGCAAATCTTTAGTAATCCTTTCCTCCATCTTACTTTCGAAGTCAGGGGCAGACCTTTCAAGATTCCTCTCATGCTCCTTAGCATGTTGATAAGCAAATTTCGCTGGATTAGCCGAAGCATTAAATTTAGCAAGTAACTGGTTGTCAGTAATCGACAGACTTCCATCCTCATTCTCTTCAGACACTAAACCCATGAATACACCTTGATATTTATCAAAGTCCTCATGCATGTCGCGCATCAGATCTTGAGTAAGATTTATCCTGTCTGTTAGCCTATCTGAAGCAGAATTCGACTTTAAGTAGTCATCATAGCCTTCAGGGTCGGTTACTGGGTCCGGTCGCTCTCTAAGTTTCGCTTCAGCCGCTTGCCTGCGACCTCGTTCCGCTTTTACTGCTGCCTTCAGTCCGGTTACTTCTGAGCCTTCGTCTTTCGAGGCTGGCGTTTCCTCTTTGGCTTCCTCTTCAGCTTTCGCTTCAGGTTCTTCCTTTTCGCCCTTTTCCGCTTCGGATTCTACTTCAGCTTCAACTTCAACTTTGGTTTCTTCCTCTACTTCATCAAAAACATCAGTATCATTAGTATCCATCTTTACCTCCACACCCGTTAAACTCGGTGACAGTTATTACACCCGAACGGCGGTGACCCGTAAAATCTTTACACGCTAACTTGTGGCTTAGGGTCTGGATTTTCAGACAAACTCACCGCTTCAAGTTGCTTCAGTATATCATCCATTTTGCGATTAACAGTAGAGGCTTTTATTTCCTCTGTTTCTGCTTGATCCTTTTGAATCTTAACAGCTCTCTCTGACTCACTAAGCTTCTTGTCCATTTCATTGGCTTGCTCTGCCGCCTGAGCCTGCTGCGCTCTACGCTTCTCAATCTTCTCGATTAGCTCATCTTTGCCACGTAACTGAGACAATTCGATAATCTCCAGCACGTCTATGTCTTGGCCTTGAGCGAATTGAGTGAGTAACTGAAACTGCTCTTGTTGGATATTGACCACATCAAAGGACTGGTCTATCACTAAATCCATATCTAACGTCGCGGTTTCGTTCTTAACTTCCACAATCTCCTGCAAACGTGGATTTTTGCTCTGAATTAAGAACTGAAGCAATTTCTCTGCGTCTTGACGTTGTTGAAGGGGTAAAGACTCATCCTCGGCGCTTTCAGTCAGCATTTGAGAGGCTGTTACCTCGGCATTAAGCCCTACCCATCTCAAGTCGTCCTGGTTGTCAGTGACCCGAATCCACTTCTCACGGCTCCAGAATTGCTTCACACGCGCCCAAACCTGTTCGTAAATACGCTTTTCCCATCCTCTAAGGACGGCATACTGGCGGTTTAGCTCTAAAGACGATCCTTGCTGTAATTTATCAAGGGCGACACCAGATATGTCTTTGCCGTCATTATTTCCGGCCAATGGGGCTGAAAACGACCCTCTATCCATCTCGCTCTTAGCGTCTTGGTAGAGATTAAACTGCGCATTAGACATATCAGCTGTGGTGATAATTCCGAAATCTTTACCAAACTGTGCGTCACCGTCAATCTCCAAGTGACCATCAGGCTTAGATAGCTCTTTCTTCGCCGCACCTACGTTTTGTATGGCGTTTTCATTGCCGTAAGTCTGTCGCATAGAGTTAAGATGCAAGAACTTTGACCTACGGTGGTTTATTTCGTCCTGTTGCGACAAAAATCCTGCAACTTCGCCGTATCGGTTGTTATCGCGGTCAATATTGGCCGAACACAGCTCAATCGGGTTCATAGGAAGGCCGGATTCGTCTAAATACGGGGAGTCAGCCAAAGGCATAATATCGTAATCACCGCTAAAGATGCTCATCTGCCACACATCTTTGATTTTCTCAAAGTGCATAGTCAGCCGAACACGCATTCGTTTAGAGTCGTTCTGCGCCCAAATAGGGCGGTCAGCGGTAGTATCATCATCTTCAACGGATTCGGATTCTAGCTTGCTTAAATCAATTTTCTTGTTAGGAAAGAAATCAGGCACATCCAGCAAGTCCATCCAGATAAACATGCCCATGAATCGCGCATCTTTAAAGTCTTTCAGTCTTGAATGGGGGTCAAAGTAGATCCTATCCCACGGAATACGGTCAATGCCTATCTCAATCTCTTCGCCTTTACGTTTTACAGACACAAACGCGCCCGAGTAGCCCTCAACAAAGAAGTCTTCAGATACATCAAGGCGAGTTAGTTGGAAATTAGTGTTATCAGCTACATAACGTAAGGCATCAGTGACTACATGAGAGGCTTTTTCGTGCTTTTGGGTGCGGGGGAAGGCTTTGGGGTCTGATTTTCTCAGCTCATAAAGCCCTACAAGTCCCTCGACCTTCGGCTTAATGCGGTTTACAACGATGGGAGCTTGTCGTCTAAGCCTTAGTTTAGCGGCTTCGTCGGCTGTCCACTGCTTGTTATCGTAGTAATCGCGGCATTTTTGGGAAAGCTCTCTAGCGTCCTCAGTGTCATTAAGGAACTCTTCTACGAGTTGTTTGGGAGAAAGTCTTTCCATT